GTTCTTATGAACACTGCGAGTTGATCGCGCGGCCATTTAAGATTACTCTTAATGGAATTGTGAGTGTTCCTCACTAGGTGTAGAGCCAACGAGCAGTCAGTAATGAGGACTCCTGACTCTTTACCGACTGGTGACCGTAAGTCACACGTGTTTCTAGGAGGTCGTTTTACCATGCTACAAGACATGGGACCGTTTCGACGTAAATCACTAAAACGGTACATCTCCCAGATGAGCACGGCTAACCCGAAAGCTGTGTTTGACGATCACGTGGCGCAGATTCTTGAGCAGCAAGGTTTTCAGTGGGAGGAAGATCCTCGCTCAATTTATGAGCCTGCGCAATTGTATAGTGCCCTAGAGCGCTATGCGACAGAATGGGATGACTACGAATGCATGGATGAGCATTTGCGTCGTGGCTTTGAAAGGGCTTATCAAATATTTTCAAAGCCTAAGGATCTTGAGGCACTTCATGTGCTAACGGATGACGAGGTCATCTCCAGTGCGCTCAAGCTCAACAAGTCCTCTGGACTTCCTTTAATGTTGAGCAAAGCCGAGTCTTTAACTTACTCTTTTGATCGCGAGAGTCAGATTAGGCTTGAGCGCAAGGCACCCAATCCCTGCGTAGCGTATAAGCGTACGCAAAGAGGTAACAAGACACGACTTGTCTGGGGCTATCCTCTTGAGATGATAATCATGGAGGCAAGGTTCGCTCGACCTTTTATCGATGAGATGCTCAAGAGACGTACGCCAATGGCTTTCGGTATGACGAAATGTGAGCTTGGAGCTTATATTCACCGTTATATCGTTGAGTCGCCAGGCAGAATCGTCGCGATGGACTACTCCAAGTATGATACTACTTTGTCCAAGACGATGATTCGGGCTGCATTTCGAATCATAGCAACATGGTTCCGGAGTGAAGATCTCAAACAGTTTGGCTGGGACAAGCTTACACACTATTTTATTTATACCCCAATTGTGATGCCTGATGGCCATCTGTATAAGGGTAAGTGTCACGGCGTTCCTTCCGGCAGTTACTTCACTCAAGTGGTGGATTCCATCTGTAATGTGGCTTTGTGTTATGCGCTTGCCAGTCGCTTCGGTCTCCGGATCAACAGACGATCTCTGTTTGTTCTGGGCGATGATGTATTGATGAGCGTAGTTGGTGACGTTAACCTCAACGCATGGGCTAAGTATCTTAGTAAGTTTGGAATGAAGTTAAACGTCGATAAGACGATTCTCGATCAACCTCACTTTTTGGGTGCGTTCTGGATTAAGGGTAAGCCCGATGTCCCGATTCAGGAGATAGTGAACAAGGCGGTCTTTCCTGAGAAATACAGGTATTATGGGGAACAACCTCATAAGGGCGCTGAAGCTGTCTTGAGAAGCTATGCTTCTAACTATCTTAGTGCAGTGCAGTTGTTGCCGCTCCGGAGTGCTGACATGAGACGAGTTGACATGGGCATTTGTGGAGATGTGAATCCCAATCACCTCTCTGGTTCCGAAAAGTACCTGCTCGAAGAGGGCATGTTGAATGGAATCAAACGGAGAAAGCTGCATATTCCCTCGCTTTCAGTAAGGATCTTGCTGTAAGAAGGTGCACAGGACAAAATTGTGTCCGGGGTGGTGG